CCGCGTACTTGCGCAGGGCGGTCAGGGCGGAGGCGCGCACCTTCTCGGCGTAGTTGAGGGGGGACTGCTTGCGCACTTCCTTGGAGACGTAGGACACCACGGCAGCGGTTTCGGGCGTGATGGTTACAAAGTCGAAAGTGGGGTCGGACGCAGCAGCCTCGGCGTCCTCGGTATGCTTGGCAGCAGTAGCGGAGGCGATTTCATAGGCCACCTTGTAGGCGCCCATGCCGGTGCAGTCGGTCACCTTGACCATATCGACGATGGAAGAAACCTGGGTAAAGGCGTCATTGATGCCGCCGACCTCGGTCGGAGTGGCAATCTTGCCGCCGGAGATCAGGGTCGCGCGGGCCTCGGTCACGGGCACGGACTGGCGGCCAGTATTGGCGAACGCCTTGGCGCGGGCTTCCATGTTGGCGCGGGCCTGGGGCGCGGCGCTGCGGGTGTCGAAGGAACCGACGACGCGACCGGGGCGGAAGTTGCGGGAACGCTGGTTATCGTCCGGCACATCCTCCTCCTCGCCTTCGTCCTCGCCCTCCTGGTTGTCCTCATCCTCGCCCAGCTCGGCGCGGGCGTTGCCCAGACGGTTGTTGCACTCGGCCAGCTTGGCGCGGGCCTCGTCGATTTCCTCCTGCGCGGCGGCGATCTGCTCACCCAGGGAGCGGATTTCGTTCATGTCCTGGCTGTCCTTCATCTTGTCGCGCAGGGTCTTGATGTCGTTCTGCTTCTTGGTAATGAAGTTCTGGAGATACTTCTTCATGGTGTTAATCCTCCTTCAAATTGTAGGCATACATGATCTTGGCCTTCGCAAGCGCCAGCTCGTCAGCAGCACCCTCCGGTGCATCGCTGCGCGTGACCTTCCTCCTCGCGCTCTCCAGCGCGGTGCGGGCGCTCTCCAGCGCGCCGCCTCTTGCATTTATCTCCGTGTCGTCGTAGGCGGGGAAAGTGACCGCCGATACTTCGACAATGGATGCGATTTTTGTAATGTGGCGGGTGGGATAGTCGGATTCGAGGTTTTCCCAGGTCTCCTCCGCCACGGAGAACATGAAGGACATGCCGGAGATGTCCCCGCGCTGCACCGCGCTGTACAGAGCGCGGGCCTCCGCATTGTTCTCGGTATCCAGCGCCACGCGGTTGAGCAGCAGCCCCTCCGCATCCGGCGTCATCTGCATGGTGCTGTTTTCGTTGTTGTTGCGGCTGCGGGCCAGCGGAATCATGGACGTGTCATGATTGACCAGGAAGCGAACGTCCGTGAGGTCTGCGCCATCCAGGGCGCCCGGTTCGATGATCTCCTGGAACCATCCGCCGATGTCCGTCGGGCTGGAATACACCACAGGCCGCCCAGTGAGAATGGCCGTGCCCTGCTCGGTCTTTTCGGCGCGCACGTCAAAGCGATAGCTGCGCCGCTCAAGCGTCGGCAGGTTGGGTTTCTTCGTCTTGGGCATTGTCGTCCGCCTCCTTCGTGGTCTTGTTTTGCAGTTGGTAGTCCGCCGCATGGGTCTGGTCGATGTAGTTCAAGGACTGCATACGCACGCCCACCAGTTCCGGCAGCGGCGCCATGCCAAAGATGCGGCGCTTCTCGTTCTCGTACAGCGCGCCGGACGGCCCCAGCTCCCGAACCATTTCCAGCTTTTGCGCGGTGCTCATGAAGATGAGCTCCTCCGGGTAGAATTCGATTTTGTTGTGATGGCCGATTTCTTCCCTGGAGAAAATGCCCTTCGTGAACGCCTGGGACAGCGCCACGACAAACGGCTCGATGGTCTGCTGGTAGAATGCTGCAAGCTGGTCGGGCGTGTAGTCGCCGGTCAGGATGGCCAGCGGGACGCCGAAATGCCGGAGAATCTTGCTGTCCACAAATTCCAGGGTATCCTTGTCCACCAACTTGACGTCCCTGCCGATGGCCACATAGTCGCCCTTGATGTCAAGAGGCAGCAGGCCGGATTCACTGGAAGCCAGGCGGTCGGATAGTTCCTTGATGTTCGCCGCCATGGTGCCGTTGTCCAGCATGGTGTTATACTTCACCACGCCATTGACGGCATAGGAGGCTTTGAGGCCCTTGGCGACGCCCTGCATGAGCATGTCGTTGAGCTCCACGGTTTGCAGGATAGCGGTATTATCCGGCTGGCCGTAGGCGTTGCCGCCCATGTAGTCATTCTCGAAGCAATGATTCGGCACATGGATGACGTCGGAATAAAAGACAGTCGTCTCCGTCCCGTCGTCGAATTCCATCTGCACGGCCAGGCGCCCGCCCGCGTCCTCGATTAAGATCACGCGGGAGGGCTTGACAGGCCACAGGGCGGTCAGGGTGCCCTTATCGTCCCGGACGGGAATAATCCAGGCGTTGTATTGCGTATAGTAGGCATACGCGATGCGCTCCAGCATGACGGCGGTCGTCATGACCGCGTTGGGCGCGTCAAGCACCCGCTGCCATGGGCCGCGCACCGGAATGACGTCCGACCCAATTTCGCGGATGTGGCGCGGCGTCAGCTTCTTTGCTTCCTTCACGATGCAGTAGACTGCCTGCTGCACCACGTCGGACGCATAGATATCCGTTCCGAATTGGGAGAATATCGGCATTCGCCCGTTGAGCATCTGCGCGTACTTGTAGCGCTGCCGGGCGGGTTTGAGGAAGTCAAACAGGCCCATATTATCCCTCCTATTGCAGTTTGTTGTTCAGCACGGTGCGGTACCGGCGATATATCTCGTAAAGGATGATCAACGTCACTGCGCCGTCGATGCGGCGCCCGGCCTGGTTGTTGATCTTCACCGCCATGACGTTGCCCAGGGTGTCGATCTCCATGGAGGCATTGCCCAGGCACCAGCGGTCGACCGGGTTTTCGTTGTAGTTGATGAGTTGGTCTTTCAGATCAGCCTCGACCAGCTTCATGGCATTGGACAGGGTGAGCTTGTTCTGCGCGACCATCTCGCACTCGAAGCCGTAGTCCTCCATGCGGTTAAGAAACTCGCGGGCGAATTTGACGTCATAACCGACTTTTATCAAGCGGATGCCGTAGTCCGTAAAAAGGGAATAGAACCAGTCGGCCACGCGGGCGAGGTCATTCTCGTTCCCTTCATGGATGGCGACGTGCCCAGCCCGCGCCCATTCGGGATAGTTGGCGCCGTATCCGGCGTCCGGCGCTTTCTCCAGCTTGCTCTCCGGGATGAAGTACTTCGTATAGATGTACTTGGTTTTGTCATCCTTGCGCATGAGCAGGATTTTCGCGCACGTCAGGTCGGTGGTCTCGGACAGGTCAACCGCGCCGAATGCGTAGGCGCCCCGGAAGTCCTCCAGGTCGTAGGTGGCCGGGTAGGTGTAGTCCTCCTCCATCAGCCATTGCTGCGAGTTGCTCACCTTGATGTTGAAGTCCTTAGACAGGACGAACATGCGGTCAGCCTTGGAGCGTTTCGCGGTGTCCACCTGGATGCGAAGGTATTCCCATCGCTTCACGGTACCCAGCGTCGGGTTTGACTTCATCCAGGTGGATTCGTCCTGCCAGACCTCCGCCTCGCTGTCCTGGGTGTAAAGCCAGGGAAGCATGCGCTCCGCCGCGATGCCGGTATCCTCGCCATTCAGGACGGCCCGGAATTTCCGCAGCTCATCGTCCAGGTATCCGTCATTGACGAAGCCCTCGGTCGTGATGTTGAAGAATTTCGGGTTTTCCTTCAAACTCTGGGACTGCTCGACCGACTTCGCGATGACGTTCTCCTTCATTTCGTGGGATTCGTCCAGGATGGCGAAGTCGATGTTCCGGCCTTCCTTGTTGCGCGTCCGGTCGGACAGTTTGAACACCTTGCTATTGGTGATGGTGCAGCGGATGCAGCGCTGATTGCGCCACGTGTCCTGCTGCGCCGGGTCGATCATCAAGCGCATGGCATCGATAGCGTCGTAGATGATGGATGCCTGGATGTCGTCGTTTGAGCTACACACGATGTCCGCGCCCAGCGGGCCGGTGATCAGTTCCGTGAGGGCCAGCGCGGAGCATGTTTCCGACTTGCCATTTTTACGGGCGATCAGCAGGAGGATTTTCTGGAAGCGGTCGAAGCCGGTGTCCGCCATCTTGTAGGAGTACACCACCTCGATGAATGCCTTCTGCCACAGCATCAGCCGCATGGGCTTGCCATAGAAAGGCGATTTTGTCAAGCGGACGCATCCTTCGATGAAGTCGATGCGCTCGTAGGCGTCGGCGGTGTCGTACTTATAGCGGGGGTTGTCCAGTTCGTCAATCAGCTTGTCCAGCTCCATGATGAGCTCCTGCCCGGCGATGATCTCGCCGGAGCGGATGGCCTCACGGTATTGAACCAGGTAAAGGTTATCCCTCGCCTGCATGCAGCTTTCGCCTCGATTCGAGGTAGGCCCGCAGCGGGCTTTCTTCCTCCGGCTCCTCGCGCCGCAGCACGGTGGACAGCACCTTGATGCAGTTGGTGTACTGCTGCACAAATTCCTTGTACATCTTCGCCGCCGGGGTGGCCTGCTGCTTCTGCGGGTCGTCCGGGTGTACCCGGATTTTCGGCAGCCCGCGCAGGAAGTCCAGCTCCCCCTCCAGGTAGGCGGTCTCTGCGATCAACGGCTGCACGATTTTGCGCATGCCTTCGTCGATGCCCTCGAAAATGGCTTGCAGCTCCGCGATTCGCGTTTCCTGCGTCGCCGTGAGATCGTTTTTCACAGCCTCGCCCCTCCCCTTTGGTCGATTAAATTTCCTTCGCGCGCTCTCATCGCGACGTGTGGACGGGAAATTTTGAAAGTTTCTCGAAAATCTCATTTTTTCCCGCGCTGCGGGAAAAGAG